GCCGCCAGGCGGCGTTGGAGGCGGCCCTGCAGGCGTCGGGGCGTCGGGCATGGGTTGCGGTGGCGCCGGCGCGTTGTTGGCGCCCTGCGGCCCCTGTGCGGCGGGATTGGCCTGGCCTGGCATGCCCGGCAGCTTGCCGCCATTCATCGAGGTGACCGACGGCAGGCCTTCGGCGACCGCCTAGTCGACGTCGACCTTGTCGTCCATCCGCTTCAAGGCTTCCTTCGCCAGGAACTGCGGCTTGATGCCGGGGATCTGCATCAGCACCGGCGCCAACCGCTCGAAATTCTGCAGCTCCTGCGCCTGGTTGGGCCGACCGGAGGATCCGGCTTCGACCTCCAGGAAGATCTCTTTCGCCACATCCGCCTTGGTCAGCACCGGCCACATGGCGCCGGGGCCGACGATTTCCTTGACCATCTCCTCGCTCATGTTGAGCAGCAGAATCTGGCCGGCGGCGCGGGCGATCGCCGACAGCGTGTCGTCGATGTCATCGATCGACGATGACAGCGCCGATCCCTTCGAAGCTTCGGCGATCGACGTCTCGGTGGCGGTGGCGCCCGATGTGCCACCGAGGTTGGCCTCCTGCTGGCCAACCGCCCTCATGAGATCTTCGAATATCGGATTCACCTCGTAGAGGTTCGGGTCCACCGGCACGCCCTTGATCGCCTGCAGCACCTGGTTGATGTCCTGGCCAGGCTGCAGGCCGGAAATAGCAATCACCGCATTGACCGGATGCGAGCGGAACGCCTCGATGTCGTCTTCCGACAGCGTGCCTTCGGCGTAGGCGATCTTCGGCCGATTGGCGAACCTGTGCTCGCGCAGCCCCTGGCGGGCGCGGTTCAGCTCGCGCTGCATCGGCCGCACCAAATCGACGTCGCTCGGCGGATAGACCTTGCCGTCAACCTCGTTGAAGGCGGTCAGGAACCACGGCCAGAATCGGTCGGTGTAGATGTCCGGCGCATCCGGCTTCTTGAGGGAATCGGGGTAACCGTCGCAGACGATGTAGACGAGACCGTCGGGCTTATTGAATATTTCCCATACGAGGCAATTATCAGTGTCGCCATCGTCAATGTGGGGATCATCACGAGCGGAACTATTCCAGCCGGCATTGGCCTGCCAGGCAATGCGAGCACGTTCGTAGTCGGTGCCGGTGTCCTGGCGGGCGTAAGATGTGTGACTTTTGCCGACATCGACGTTGTAGGTCTCTTTGATCTCGTTGACGGTGAGGATGTATTCCTCCGCCGCCCAGTCGCAGCCGAGGAAATTTCGCAGCTGGATGCAGCGCGGATCCGGGATGATGGCATTGGGCTTCGGCCACGTGAAGTGCAAGCCCTCGCGCAGCACGACGTCGCCCTCTTCCTTGATCGATTCCAGCGTCAGCCGCATCTGCTCGACCGAGGCGCTGTCGGTCTGCAACTCGCCGTCGGCGATATCGGCGGACACCCGCTGGATCAGGTTGAGCTGCGACTGCATATCGGCGATGCGACTGTCGCGATCGGGCGACTGCCCCATGATCCTTTGAAAGCCCAGCCGCGTCCAGCCGACGCCGCTGGTGGCGGCGCGCCGCACCGTCATCTTCATCATCGACTTGAAATTCTGCTGCTGCTCGGAGATCTCATAATTGTAGAGAATCTCCAGCGTCTTGCCGATCTTGTTGAGCTGGTCGAGCTGCTGCTTGACCTGCTGCGCGTCCTGCGTCACCGCGGCCGCCTGCATCATCTCTTCCGGCGGCGGCATCTGCGGAGGCATCATCGGCATGCCGGGAGGCATACCGGGCATGCCTGGTGGCATTCCTGGCGGCATTCCAGGCGGAGCGGCGGTCGGACCCGGGGGTTGTCCGGTGGGAGGGCCGGATGGCCCGACCGCCTCCCCCGGTGCCGGCGACGCGCCAGGCATGCCTGGGGGAGCGCCAGGTGGCATCATAGGCATGCCGGCCGGCATGCCCATCATCGCCGCTTGCGCCTGCTGCATCGTTGCTTCAGCCTTCGCCAGCGTTTCCATCGAGCCGTCCCAGACGGTGGCAAGCAGCCGGTGCCGCTTGCGCGCCACGACGCGCGGATTCTTGGCGTAGAGTGCCGCGGTGCGTTTTTGAATGTGATTTAACGTGATATTGGCGACGTACAGATCGTCGTCATAGGCGTCGTTGTAGGCAGCCTTTTTCGGATCTTCCGGCCACTGGACGCCGGCGGCGAATCTCTGATTGTCCTCCATCCGCCGGAAGGTCTTTTCCCAGTGGCTCTTCGCATGCTTGACCATGTCGGTGAAGGCGGTAACGAGGCGCTTGCGGCGCTCCTCCATCTCCGGGTTGGCTTCGCGCGGAATGACCTTCTCGTCTGGCGGCGTAATCCTGGTGTACTCGTCGCCGTCGCCGGTCGGCGGCGTCGGGCCAGGTGGGTTTGCGGATGTGGTGGTGCCGAGCGCAGCGGCAGCGTCAATCAGTGGTGACCCGCTGACTGTCGGAACAATGGGCGGCTGCGCCATCACCAACCCCCGTGGACGGAACGCCGGTGTCGCTCATCCGCTTTCGCTTGTGCTTTGACCCACCCGAGTGTGCCCGGTCGAGCGGTTTTGGGAGGCGGTTTTTTACGGTCTTTCGGAATTAAGTACGCAAGACCTAACCCGATATAACTGATTGCGTCGACTAAGTCATCCCGGGCGCCGTGTGGGAACTGCAGCAGCTCTTTTTGCGCTGCCATCCACCAGGTGGCATGGCGCGGCCAGAACACTTTTCCCATCGCGATGCGCGCCATGATCGACTGCGCGCGGGCTTGCTTGTCGTTTAGCGGCGTCATCTCGAAGACGGCGCAGAAGACGCTGCGCTCCATCATCCGCTTGCGCAGGAACGGCCCGATCGACTTGGTGATATGACCACGCTCGGCCCACCAATGCAGCGGCCTGTACTGCTCCATCAGGTCGATCATCCGCTCGACGATCTGGTCGGTTGGATAGCGTCCCCAGACGCAGTCGGGCATCACCCAGACGTTATCGTCTTCATCAACACCAACGACGATCAGGCAGGTTTTGTCCCGCTCCTGGCGGGACGAAACTGCGTGGTCCGAGGCCGCATAAAAGCGCAGCCGATCGATCGGCGGCAGGTCAGAGCGGTTGTAGGTGAACAGCTTGTCGGCGGGAAAGAAGTTACCCTTGTCGGGCGTCGGGCTGCCCTGGTAGAGCGCCTGGAAGCCGCGCGGATCCGCCGCCTGCATTTCGGAAAGATAGCTGGCCGGAAAGCGTGACGGCCACAGCGCATCGCCCTCCTTGCGGCCGAGCGGATCCTTCTCGCCGGCGATCGCCGGCAGGTCGAGTATCGTCCACTTCGGTCCCTCGATCGGCGAGTAGGACGGATTCTGCGGATCGGTCAGCCGGCCGACCAGGTCGTCTTCGTGCCAGCGCGTGGTGATGATGATAATCCAGCCGGTGTAACTCATCAGCCGGGTGCGGGCGACCTGGTTGAACCATGTCCACAACTTTTCACGGGTGACAACGGAATCCGCCTCGACGCGGTCCTTGAGCGGGTCGTCGATCAATAGCCCATGCGCGCCGCGGCCGGTTATCGAGGAGCCGCGGCCGACGAAGAAGGCCTTGCCGCCGTCTTCGGTCTCGATGCGATCGACGCTCGCCGTCTTGATGTGCAGGTTCGGAAAGACTTGCCGATAGAGGCTGTCCTCCAGGATGGCGTTAACTTCGCGGCCGAAGTCCCAGCTGAGCTTGTCGGCATAGGTCGCCAGAATCAGCGAGCGATCGGGATGGCGGCCGAGATACCAGGCCGGAAACATCCGGCTTGATAATTGCGATTTACCGTGACGCGGCGGCACGGTGATGATGAGGCGCTTGAGCTTGCCCTTCTCGACCCGTTCCAGGGCGCCGCCGATCACCTGGTGCAGCTTGACGACCTCGTAGAGCGAGCGCGTGACGTCGTCCGGCGCGTCGGGGTCCGGCATCATGAACTGGGTAAAGGTGAGCAACTCGTCGTAGGCGAGCGCCGCCTTATGGCGGCGCTGCAATGCCTGGAGATAGCGCCTTTCGTGGGAGGTTAGCTTGGCCACCTATCTTTTGGACTTCTCCTTCGCGCCCTCTTTGGTGTCGGCGGTCGCCTCTTTTCTGGCCTCGGCGCTGGCCTGCGGGCTTGCCGTGCCGGTGCCCTGGTCCGCGCCTGGATCCCAGGGCGTCTGCGGGTTTTCGACGATGC